CCAGCCGCACCGCTTAATCCTGCGGTGTAGTTCCCAAATACAAATTGTTCTGCGCCTAACTTACCACGCTTAATCCACGCGCTCCAAGTCCAAGTCTTGCGGTTGCCAGCAGACGCAGGTGTCCAATTTAAATAAGCAGACGCACTAGACCGAAAGCGCAGGCTGCGGTCAATGGTGTACGGTGGTGGAACAGACGCCCCAACCAATGCCTTGTTGTTATAAAACTTCACGAATAGTTACCTGACCAAACTGTGTGAATGGATGTAGTGCTACGCACCACATAGTCAACCCGATCAACCGCATTAGCCGTGGTTGTCAGCGTAGGAGCCGTGCCGCCAGCAAAATCCCAGTAGCCGCCCCACGACAGGGTACGGCTACCCGTTGCGTCTTGCACAATAAAGATGCTGCCACTCTGACCAGCTACTAAATTGCTTGGGTTTGCCATAACGCGGTTGTCACCCAACGTAACAGTAAAGTTATTGTTGGTTGAAAAATCAGGCGTAATGGTTGCACTATCGGCCAGCGTAGAAATATCCTCGCTGGGCAAGTTAACAGTATAGTTAGAGTTAATATTAGGTGCTTGCAGGGTTACTGTCCCTGTTCCACTTGCGTGGCCTTGAAGTGCGATTTTAGACATTACATACCCTCTACAACAGACTTAAGCGCATCAACATCTGCTGCCGAATCAATGTTTGTTTGAGCCGTAGCGTACTTAGCACGAATCGCCGCCCGCGCCGTTTCGGCTGCATCAGCATCAGCGCCAGGAATCTGCTTCATGATTACTTCATCATGAGGAGCAAACTCTTCTGCGCGCTTAGCGCGGCGCATGTCATGGGCAATGCCCTTTGCTTTGGTTAGGTTAACTACAATCATGCTTGATACTCCCATGCGTTGCGGAATGTACGGTCGGTGGGCACATCGGCGGCATCTACAATTTGGTACGGCTTACCTGCCGGCACTGCTTTTAGCACTTGCTCTTGGGTTGCGCCAGGTGCAGGAACCACTACGGATACACCGCCCTCATCGTTTGGGTAAATAATTCGTTTGTTTTCCATGATGATTTCCTCTTGAAAAATGTTTGTCCTTTAGCGGAATATGACAACGTCAATTGGCGATGTGTCAAATTGCGAAGGAGTATTAGTTTCGACATCAATTCTGACACTAGAAGTAGTACGGTCCACTCCTGCGGGCGGATTTAAGTTTAATGATTCAGTAGCGTTAGAAGCAGAAACAATGCAAACATAATTCGCATCCACCAACTCTGTCGCGAAGTTCACCGTATAACTTCCAGGACCGTTATCCACAACAGATGACACATTAAACGCCGCTTTAATACCACCGTTAGCTACAGTAAATGGCGAAGTTCCAAATGTTCCATCAAAATTAATCCACGCCTTAGCAGAACCATTGATGACGTTGGTTACATCTGTGCTTTCGCTATCGGCTACGTTGGCAATTGTTGTTACTTTTAGTTTGCTCATGTTTGTCCTTTAGCGGAAGATGGCGATTGACAAATATGGATAATCTATTACACCGCTACCTGTTGGCGATTGACCTAGAGAAAGAACCCGTATAGAAGAGGCAGATACTGTTTGAGTTTGAAATATTCTAGCGTAAGCGGAACCAAGATAAATGCCATCAGGAACATAACCCACAGTAAATGAGTAATTCGCATCAGTCATAGCAGTAGTGAAGTTCACCGTATAGTCACCAGTACCGTTATCCGTAACAGATGACACATTCCCTGCCGCACGAATACCGCCGTTAGCTACAGTAAACGGGCTTGTGCCAAATGTACCGTCAAAGTTAACCCACGCCTTAGCCGTGTAAACCTCTACCCCATTGGTATCTTTAATTGTGTTTACCTTTAGTGTGCTCATGGCTTCGGATACTCCTGTTTAACGGCAGCAATGGTTGCCTTCCAAGCGTCAATGCCCTCGTGGTAGATTTGGTCTAGCTGGTCAGGGATGGACGGGTATGCTGCGGCACGGTCACGCTGGTATTGCTTGGCGTCATACTCAGCTTGAAGCCGTGTAACCTCTGCCGTGATTTCAGCATCGGTTGGTTGCGTTTGGTTGGCGTCTAGCCACTCAAGGTCATCACCACGCAAGACCCACTCAGCACCGGGTCGTAGAGATTGAAGTGCGTCTACTTTGTTCATGCCGCTATCTCCATAAGAGTAATAACTGAAAAAGTTGGAGAGGCATATAAATTTGTTGGCCCATCAACCGTCCTATTAATAGCAAAATAATGGGTGGAACCACTTGTCTTCCCCTGTGCCTTATAAGTGACTGCTGAGGTAGTAGCTGGAGAATCTAGATATTGGATTGTGTATGGATTGGGTGAGTATTGGGAACCCCTGACGTTCCACCAAGTTCCATCCTCTGTGGTGCCACCATTATTAACCCCACCAGCACCACTAATAGCAGAACCGTCTCTCAACATTCTTCCTAAAAAACTTTGACTATCTACTTTAGAGATTGCTAGAGTTGCTGTAATCAGTATTTGGCTACTAGAACTTGATGGCGTAATACTAGCCTGCATTAAGTCTACGTAAGACGTGGCATTCGAATAAAAGTGAGTAGTGTCGATACTCTGCACCACTTGCAACACACGCCCAGCCGAGCGATAGGTTCCTGTTCTATCTAAATAATTATCAACCCGTAACGTACTCATACCACACTCCACTCAGAGCCACTAGGCACAGTTACAGTTACACCTGTGCTGATGGTGATAGGACCAGCAGAGAAAGCGTTGTAGTCGGTCGTGATGGTGTAGTCATAGTCCACTGTCTTGCTGCTTTCAAAAAAGACACTCTGTCCACTGCCGCCTGTACCAATACCAACAGATCCGGTAATGTATCCAGTGCCATCAATTACGATTGCCATATCTTGTCCTTAAAGTACAACAAACCGGCTTCCGCTAGAAACAGTAATAGCGACACCAGAATTAACAGTTAATGGGCCGGTAGACATAGCGTTTTTACCGGATGGGATTGTATAGCTCGCAGTGACCGTTGAATCGTTTTCAACAAATACAGCATCACCACCTTCTCCAGTCGCCCCGCCCCCAATAGAGCCCCAAGCAGATCCGTCATAGCCCTCAAAGTTTCCATCATCAGAGTTAAAACGAATATACCCGGCGTAAGCCGAGGAGTCCCTCTGAGCGGTAGTTCCAGACGGCAGCTTCTGAGAGCCGGTTGATGACGTTTGAACGCCTAGGTTTACGAGTGCTGCGGCTGCAGTAGTTGCATTGGTGCCGCCATCGGCAATAGCCAAAGCGCCACTAACACCATCAGCAACCAACGGGGCGCCTTCTCCTCGCTGATAAAACTCCTCCGCTACAACCGCAGTCATACGGAGTTCAAACTTATCACCACCCGAGAAAGCTCTAGCGGTTGTATTATCCTGCGCTCGAACAATAGTTAGGTTATCGCCCGACCTGGCCGTAACTTTTACGATTTCGTAATTGTTAGACGTATCTACCAAAGTAGCGTAAAAAACGTCAGAGCCACTCAGAGGGGGGAAGAGAGCACCTTCGCCAGAGGTCAACGATAGGCTGGTAGCAACACTTGTGATACCTGCCGATAAAGTTGAACTGGCATTGTTTTTAAATTTGATGGCCATGACCTACCTCGGTTTAAGAAACGGTAACAGTCCAGGTAATCGTCATTGAGTCACTGGTTCCTTTATTTACAACGGAGAACACCGTGCGGCAAAGCAAAGTACCTGAAGAAGAGGCATTGAACAAACCGGCCTCAACAACCGCCGCAGCCGAAGCTGGGGTGTTGGCTCCAAAGGTTGCAACATACTCAATTTCGTTTGAAGAAACGTTTGTGCTGGTTAGCGCAACACGAGCAACTTCAGTTCCAAGCGTGGTGTCGCCAGCGGCAGCAGCTGTGCTGCTTGTGCCAATAGCCATATGGCTCATGGCGGTTGCAGTTGCGTCTTTCATGCGAGAGGCGATATACCCTTTACCGGAGGTCACAACCAAGTTAGGGATGTCCTGAACTTGCTTTAGAACTCCGTCTTTGTCAAACACCTCAAGTTTGACTCGACCAATCATTTCGATTTTCGTGTCATTAACAATCATTTGATTTTCCTTTTAAAGGTTAATAAGGTTGATTACCCATTCAAAGCCACAGAGTTCAAAACAGATTTGTTTAGAACTGAGCTGTCCTCAACAATAGGAGTAACTTGAACATCTATTGAATCGGTTACGTATGGAGAAACGCCAGCTTCACCTACAACATCTAGATAAGCGTAGATTGGCCCACACGTTGCGCCATATTGAGCGGTGTAAAAACTCAAAGTAGAACTTTGAACAGTTACCTCTGGTGATCTAATCCATATATCATTAAAAGAACCAGAGCTGCTGGTTTCCGCGTAATAATAATAACTTCCTGTATTGCCAGAAGTTAGACCAGTACCGCTACTAGGAGTGCCTCCAGCATCAAGAACAAAAAATCCAAAAGCTCCGGTATTTGTACCTACATTAGCCCAAGACACCGCATCATAATCTGACTGAATGTTATCTAAATCGCCAGATGCTATTTGGCTATTATCCGCTGTTGTTTGTACCTCAAAGTTCTGGCTAACTGGGTCAAACGTGTTGCCGCCAATATTAAAATCATCAAGCTGCACGTCACCAGTATAACTTGAGCCAGACTGATAAAGTATTACAAGTCTTACTGTTTTACCAATGTAACTTGATATGTTGGCGGTTCTCTGTGTCCAGACAGAAGAGTTCTGAGCTGGCACAGATATTAGTCTGCTAGTTACGCCGTCAGGGGTACTTTGCGAACCAGTATCAGCTAATGTCTTGGCAAATAGTTTTTGATCATCTTCAGAAACCGAAGCAGAGTCAGACTTCAAAGAAGAATGACTAAAGGCAAAAGACTCAGAGCCTGAAACAGAATCAGACTGACCAGACCCAAAAGCATTTACTAACGCATCAGAAGCGGACAAGCTGTCTAGCTTAACCGCTCCAAAACTAAATAAGTCTTGATCGGATAGAGAGATGCTATCTGTTTTTGTAGCACCAAAATCAAAAGAGCTTGACTCTGATGAAGACACAGAATCAGTCTTGCCAAGTCCGTATGTCTTTTGAGACGCCTCAGAAACAAAGGCCGAATCTGATTTGTTTGTGCTGAATAATTTTGCTGCAGACTCGCTGACCGAAGCCGAATCAGATTTTGATGCAGACAAATCAAATCGACTTGCCTCTGATGCACTAACCGAATCAGACTTAATCAGAGCCATTGCTTTAGCAATGCTCTCCGAGATAGATGCAGAGTCAGTGGCTGGTATATCAATTGATAAACTTAGCCCATCACTTGCATAAACAATGTCTGCTTTTACTAAACCAAATGCAACCGCTATTGCCTCGGATACTGAGATCGAGTCAGACCGAACGCCATTACTAGAAAAAGATACTGCATCAGATATAGAAAACGAATCAGACAGACCTCGAAACAAAGCGGCAAGTATAAATAAGTTTTCGCCAAGATATATTGTTTCGTCAAAGTCTCTGAGAAACGTAAGCTCTGTGTTTAAACTATCATCTACAGCGAATACATCAGACAATCTATTTGAGAGAGCAAAATATAAAGCGTCTCTTAAGATAGACTGATCGTCTTGTATTGTTTTGTTTTTGGGGTCTTCGTCTACTGAAACAGCCGCAATTGGTGATACGTAATTTACAGTAGCCTTTACATCTTTATCGGAACTGGTCGATACCTCAACAACCGTGGACGATGGCGTGACTGCAAATACTTCAGCATCAATATCGCTAACAAGAATTCTGCCTGCCATTTGAGTTCCAATTAAAAGTCTGCTCTTACCTTAAACTTCACTAGGTCATAAACAGTTTGAACACCATCGGCAAAAGTTATTTCGATTTCACCCTCGTAGTTGCCAACCTCATCCAGAGTGCTTTCGCTCCACTGAAAGTAACACCGACCACCAGCTCCTGCGGTCATGTTCGTGTAATCAATGGTTCCGTCTGAATTCAAAACGCCTGGCAGCTTGGTTGCGCTTAGAGTCTCTTTTAAAGTTGTCTCGCCTCTTTTGCGTATTTTAAGCCTAACTACTGTACCGGCGCCAGATAGGTCAATAACACTATTGTCCTGGCTATCCGTCAAAGATAAAACTAAATGAGGCCTTGTGTCGTTTCTAACTAGATTGATTTTGTCCATTAGATTCTCCGAAACTGGACTTGGCGCGTTGAGCGGACATGACCAGACGAAGCCCTCTGGCGAGCAAGGTTGATGCCAGAGTTAAACAAGTTGTTCCTTGCTACTCCGATCTGCGGCTGAGAGTAGGGTTTACCCGGAGACAGCATCAGTCGAGTCAAGGCGCCATGAGCGATGACTTCGGCGTAGTCCTCGTATATCAGATCATCAACCTTAGTAGAAGAGCGTGACGGCTTGAGGGCTATCCTCATGGTCACTACATTCGACTCAGAATTCAGGGGGACGGGGAACAAAGAAAATGTCCGCTCGTCCTTCTGAATAATGAGGGTAGGGTCTGAGCGCCCGGCGTCTACATCATTAAAGTCACGGTTATAAAGGGCTGGCTTTGCAATGTCATCAGGGCTTGTTGGGACAAGCTCTGTATTTTTAAACCAAGCCTTAAGGATTTTGGACACAAGATAACCAGCGGGAGGCTCAAGGTCATAATCAACTTCTCCGGCGATAACTGACATTGGGTCATGATCAGTTTGAAGTATTAGCGATTTTTCGCAAAACTCAATAACAGCGTTTTTGATAGCTTGCGTCGCTATTTCATTTGTGCACCCCGGCACATGAGGCATAACCTCATCAAGAAAATCTTCGTATGTCTTCATAATGCAAGCAGCCCTGATTTAAATCTGTTAAACAAAACTGCGGCACGACCCTCAGAACTGTACTCATCATCCCGCACCTCGGCGCGGAAAACAATGTAATCCTTTAGGTATAAAGCATACATAATAGGAAGGGGAACATCATCCGACAGGTTGTAGGTTGATGTAATGGTTTTATAACCACCAAAGAAAAAGTCTGGTCGAATCTTGCGCGACTCCAGTACGCCGTCTATAGCATATTCAAGAAGCTCGCTGTCAGCATACCGAACTTTTTCTGAGTCCTGTAGTACGACTCGCGCACTATCAACAACGTTTTGAAATGTAGTTGCCATTACCAGAGATCTTTCCTAGCCCAATGGTTAGCGCTGAACTTATCGTCTTTTGTCAGTTGCCCACTCTTGTTTCTGATTCCACCAGAACGAGATAAGTAATTCGCGCGCCGCTTTGGGTCTTTATGTTGAGTAAAGTCTTCCATGCCGCGCAGCCCATATTTGACAAGCTTTACATCCTCGCCCTTTTTAGCTAGGACCATCTTCTTATGAGAGTCGCCCTTGGGTGCGGCCTTTGGTTTATTGAAGCCATCAAACGTATGACCACGATAAACAAGCTTGCCATTTTCACGTTTTACGTCTTTAGCTTTTGTCATCTGAATCTAGCAACCTTCTTTTTGATTTTGGATGGCTGGGCTACAAACTGCTTGCCTTTGGCATTGCCTTCGGCTTTGGCTTTGTTTGTCGCTCTCTTCTCCGAAGCAGATAAAGAAGACCATGCCGCATCAGGCAGGTACCTTTTTTCCCCCTTTGATGGCGAGCCGTCACTGGTCCGCCACTTTTCTTTTGTCCACTTAGATAAGTCTTCTTGGGCTTTTGTCTTGCCGCCAGTAAACCCTCCACCAGCAGCTTTGTAGCGTTGGGTTACTATCTGGGCTTTACGAGCAGACCACTCCCCGGCGTCTCCACCTTTGGAGCCAGCCATCACTTCTCTTTTGATGCGCTCTCTAAGCTTGGGTTTTGTATAGGCCATTACTTATTACCGTAGCTTAACAAGAAAATAATCATCCACCAGATAAGTCCAATAATAAAAGAGATGATTGCCAGATATATTGAGTTCCACATAAAAGCCTTGCGTCTTTGCGCTTGCCTATATATGGTTCTTTCTCTTTGCTCTTTTATCTGTCTGCGCATTTGCATCATTTCTTTGTACGCCTCGACACCGAAGCGTAACGTGATCATCTGCCTTAGCTCAGACTCCATCTCCTGAATCTTTTTCTTTTGAATAAGAGCGTTCATCGCCTCTTCTTCAACAGAACCAGAACTTAATAACTTTCTAAATATTGGCGGATTAGCTGCGTCTTCTGCGGCTTTATTTACATCACTGACGCCTTGGAAATACTTTCCAAAAAAGCCCGCCATATCTTCTAATTCACGGCCTACTTCCACCGCCTTTTTGATCCCGTTGAAAGCCGCAGTTGCAAGTGCGAATGCGCTAACGGGATCTATCATGTGGGTACCTACGTGTCTTTGTTTAACTGAATTGAAATAGACTCATGCGTCCCCACAGTCTCATTTATGCCTGGCTTCTTCTGCTGCCTTTTACGAGCGGCTAGATGTTTTGCCATTTCTTTTATTTCGTCTTCCTTTGCGACCTCTTTAGCTTTTACACTATCGTCAAAGACCTCGTACTTAAATGCAAAATCTTTCTCGATAATGGGGTCATACGATATAAGTTTACCGGTACGTTTATTTCGTAAATATTTCATACGTCTCTCTTAAATAGATGGGGCAGGACGGCAACCGACTTAATCGGCTTTCTCTACACGGGAGACGGCGTTTAGATAGCCGCCCGCCCCAAACTACTAGGCCTTCACAACAACGGCGTTAACCAGAGCTTCGGGCTTGGTCACGGCATGGCCGTAAACATTCAAGCCGCGAACGATGTTACCGAAGGTAGACACCGAGCGCAGGGTTTCCACGTTGGTGATTTGCGAAGCAAAAGACACAGCGTCCTTCGTGCCAGCCAAGATGTACGAGTCGCTATCTGCCGTGCTGGGCAGGTTGTTGCTCACATACATCGTAAAGCGGTCGATCTGGCCGATCATGCCGTTACGCAAAACGCTGGTGTCGTCACCAGTCAAGTAAGCTTGACGCAGCTCCGAACCTTTAACCAAAGCCGCAAACCAAGCGGGAACCACCATGAAGCGGCCCGACTCAGGAACGTTCTGCTCATCCAGAACTTGACCAGCATCAAGGATAAAGTCCAGAATGTTGGTTTTGCTCAGCGAACGAGGAGAAGCGTCCGTACCCATGTTCAGGTCGCCAGACGTAGCGCCAGCGGTAGCGCCTTTGTTTGCGGCTACAGCACTGTCCTTAACCGAGTTAAGGATGTCTGCGTCGATAGCAATCTTCATTTGCTCGGAAGCGTCGTTCGTGAAGATGTCCATCAATTTCAGATCAGCCTGGACTTCGTCAACGTCATCAACCACAACCGAGAAGTACTTGCCGGTGTCGATTGCCAATTCAATCGGGGTCGAGCTGGGCACTTCGTTGGTCAGGCTTTGACCTTTAACATAAGCACGGATGGTGATCGAGGGGATCGAGCGGATATAAACTTTATCGCCAGCGCCCTTGATCTCGCCTTCCCAATCGTTGTTGGTGATTTCAGCGAGCACGGTGCTCTTGTAAAATTTAACCTGCAATTTACCCGACCAGATCTCGGGGATGAATTTAGGGCCAGACGCATTGCTAGCCGAGTACTGGGTATAACCAGAATCTACACCTACTGCCATTTTAAAACCTCATTAATTTAACGAACCCGTCCTTCGACTAGGGCTTCGTGTATTTCATTTTCAATCCGCATTTGGTCTTTCGCTTTGATTTCGCCGCGACGAACCTTCGAATAAAAGTCCGCCACTTCTGCGCGAGTAAAGTATCTTTTACCCGGAGGAGTGACTTTCACTTTTTTAGACTCAGGCGCGACTTGGGTTTCCAAAGCGCTAGTTGTCTTTGCGGACACTTGTTGAGTAGACTCCCGCCACGTATTGAAGAAAGTCGCCACTCGGGGAGCGTCTTTCGCTCCTTCTGCGTCTTGCAATAAATCTTGCCGACGTTTACCCGAGAAGGTATCCCGCTCATCCAACCACTTATGAAAACTTTCGTCATCATTAATAGTCGGCCAATCAGGCACAAGTTCAGTCAGCCGCTCAAAAAATGAAACCTCAGAGTTCTTGTTTGTTTCCGTTGTGAAGCTCTCAAGTTGTTTTTTGAGTTGTTCGATCTCGTGTTCTTTTTCAACAGTCTGTGATTTGACAGCCCGCTGAACAAAATCTACAAGTTCTTCGCCGTACTTTTCCTTGTCCTCATCGCTTATGAGGGGTGCCTTTGGCCGTTCTGCCTCAAGCTTCAACCCTTCAATTTCCGCTTTCAGTGTCTCAAGCTGATTGCGTAGCTCTTTGTTGTCTGCAGCAAGCCTAGGCACTTCACTGGAATATTTACCAGAAAGTGTCTTGTATCTTTGCTCCCAAACTTCTGGTGACTCAGACTTCTTCGCCTCTACTGGTTCGTGGTCTTCTTTTTGCGGAGCCTCTACTTCAGCTTCTGCTTTAGTCTGTTCATCTTGTTCGGGGTTGGTTTCAGGCTCCTCAGTTTCCGAAACTTGTTCGGGCTGTTCTTCCTTTACCTCTTGATCATCTTCGCCTTGGTAGGCTTGACGATACATCTCCTCTGCTCTTTGAGCTGCTTGCTCGACTGCACGTGGTATAGCCATAGTTCTCCGAGCCTACATCCCCACACAAAGCCACTAGGGTATTTCGTATGTTTCAGTCAGGTCTTCTTCGATTTGCCGGGTACGCCCCCGGCGGGGTGCGTGACAATATGTCACTAAAACTTTTTAAGAATATCCCGTGAGTTTTTTGAATATTCGTTGATCTGACCTAGAGCCTGAATAGCGCCCTGCCCCCAGCGGACAAGGTATTCTTCCCTTGCCTCTGCGTTGGCGGACTTCAGGTTTTCTAGCGACTCGCGAATCCAGTCCATCACGGACTCGAAATCAGAGTTGCCCTCTAAAGTTGTAAAAGCCGATATGACTCTTTTAGAAGGCTTGTTTAACATCACATGTTCTCTGGATCAAAGCTAGAAGGCTTGCGATTTTTCTTTGCCCTTTCTGCTGCTTTCATGGCCTCGTAAGCCTTAAGCCCTTCGCTGATTTTTTTGTTCTGAGCTGCTTTTGCCTCATTAGTCTTTCGGCCCATCTCTGCAGTTTTACTAACCACGTTAGAAAGGCCAGTAAAGATTGGCATATCAGTTACATCGTATCGCTTGTTCGGTGTAGGCTTAAAAGCTTTTTTTCTCGGCTTACTTTCTCCCATCTCGCCACCACTAGATTTGGTAACGCGAGAAGTGTCAACCTTATCTTTGGTTGGCATGCCTTGCAAATCTTCAATCATTTTGTTTCGTTCTGATTTA